AGTACTTGTAGGCTATTGCCTGTATGCCATACTTGTTGGGTTGATTGACATAAAAATACCTAACCTTGTCTCCAGTCTCGATTGTCTCGTACTTTCCACTCAGATCCAACTTCTCTAACAACATATTATAATGATATGCTGCTTTCACGTGAGCTGGCATTCCTTTACATGTCACAAATCCGTTGCATCTCGTGGAGTACTTCTCGTAGTCGGATATACCCATGGCAAATGAGTAGTCCTCTACTGGTAGTTTCTTGAATATCTCGTAAGCCTCTAAAAACACATCGTTCGTTGTGCTTCTAGACTCCGTATCCATCATTGTCTCAACTATCTGCTTGACATATGGTTTGATTGGTGCTGGCATGGTGCTTCTAACAACCTCCACACCAGTATACTTGAATTTATTGACAGGTATACCTTCATCATCTAACACTCGCATCACATATCGTTTCTTCTGCAAGAATATACCAACATCACTCATACATTCCCTCTTAAACACGAATCTACTGTCTTTACTGTTGAGAGAGGTTCCACTCCACTTGGTTATCTCTGTATTTAAGTGATTCTCGAGCTTGTCTGCTTGTTCGTATGCGTGTTTTGATATTTTAAAATCGGTATGAAACGGTTTGTCTATCTTTTTCATCAGGCGATTGATGGATATATAAGAACTATCTGTATCATTATAGATGATCGGATCTAAACCAGATTCACCATGGTCGTCAATGTATTCACGTAGAATATCGTTCGATTTCTTGATGACAGCTTGACCGGTTAATGTGATACTACGTGCTATATCAGGATCACCAATAGGAGCATGTTTGTTACCAAAATATCCATATACAGTGTTGATCAAAATCTTTAATGTGAACTGCTTTATGTCGAATTGATCAGCTTTCTTCTTGATAGCTGCGTAATCCTTGTCAGTTTTATCCATCTTAGACAGTTTCACCTTGAGTACTTGTAGTTCTTTCTTTATCTCTACTCTCTGTTGATATATACCATCGACAATCTCCGGCATGATGCCTTTCTTGTTCTGTGAAAACAATATTTTAGCTCTGGTTATTGCTATGTTGTCCTTTTTAATGAATTCTAAGAACTTATCATGTGTTAATGTGAATGATTTGCCTGATACATGAGTGATATGTACATGCTCTTCATCTTTATGAGTAATCTTACCTACTTTAGTCTCTGGACTCAAGTTTAGTGATATCATTGTGTTGGGATATAGACTATTTGCATCAAAACTAACAACATCATGCTGAAACCCTCGTTGAGGTTCACCTACATAAGCACCCTCATACTTAGCCGCGTTTGTATGGTCCTTTATGAAGGTAGGTACGACTAATCCCTTGCTTCTAGCCTTAATTATAGTGGCTCCAGTGATAACACTCAATGTACCCATGGCAGACTCTATACTAGTCAGTCCAGTATATGCTAACATGCGTAATAACTCTAAATACCGGAGCTTGTCCTCCATTCTCACGAGTAGATTGACGTCCTGTACGTTATATTCAACAAATGTCTGCCAGTCATCATCAGCTAATGCGGATAGATTAGTATTACCGTAGTCCACTTTGCGTTCTCCTAGCTCTCTTTCAGCTATTGCATCTAATTTATAACTCTCACGTAGACCAACACTGAATTTCTTGTATATATCAAGATAATCGATACACGACACACCAGTTATATACCATCTCTGTTGCTCTCTACCGAAAGCACCGGTCACCATGCGACTATATATGTTATTCACCGGTGAAAGTTGTTTAGCATCAGATTCATCAAGAACATTTGCAGTTCTATTGATAATATAAGGCATATCGAAACCTTCACTGTTCCACCCGGAGATAATATCAGGGCTAGCGTTATGTATATAATTTAACATACATCTCAGTAAGATTGCCTCTGTTTCACAATATACATACTCACAATTGTCTATCTTTTTCTGTAATTTCTTCGTTCCCCATGTGTAAAATTTGTTATCTAGTGAATCATATATAGTAACAACGTTGATTGGTTGAGATGCTTCTTCTGGGGTGGGAAAGAAGTCAGGACAATACACCTCTATATCAATATAGAATATTCTCAATGGATGTTGTGTGAACTCTAAGTTCTCGTTCTCTTTGCTATATGTGTCTATTAGAAACTGTTGCTCTGGTCTGATATTTTCGAATACTCTATTAGATCCTAACTCTTTTATGAAGTTATTACGAGTTCTACTGTCTCTAAACACTCTCTTACGTAAAGGTGTCTCGAATATACTCGTAGCATCACTTTTAAGCGTCGTCTCCACGTATAGATAGGGGTTGAAGCTAACATCCGTCATGATCCTCTTACCTTCCTTATCCCATGTGAATAGCGTTACAGTTTCATCTCTAGGATTATAACAAACATTGCGGTACATATTTATATTATAGTGTATTTTGATGTAAAGCTCAACTAAGTAATGATGTGATTAGAGATTCAGACAAGATAGCAAAGGTTATTATTAAAAGAGGTAAAACAGTACTATTCCTACAGAAAGACTCAGGAGAGTGGGAACTACCAGGTGGTCACTTACATGTAGGTGAGAAATACCGCGCAGGTGCCAAGAGAGAGGTCATGGAAGAGACAGGTATTCGAATCTCTAAGCTAAAAGCAATAGTCGCAACTAAAGGCTTTAAGTTATATGCTGCCATGCCTAGGAACAACAAAGTTGACCTGTCAGATGAACACACTGACTACACATGGGTCACCAAACAGCAGGTTAAACAATTGAAGTTATCCAACTCAACCAAGATCAACCTCAAGTTTATATTAGATACCATTTAGCTTGTTTAAAAGCTTACGATCCGGGTGACCGTATGGTAAAGTGTACAACTCAGTATACTTACCTATATTATCAGGATGTTCTAACCATCTAGTCTCGATATACTGTCTGCCTTTACGTACTAATTTCATATAATCAGTCTTATCTGACATCACACTATCTATTTGATCAATCATCTCACTACCATTGTTGAATTTCTTGTATGCATTCTCATATGTACATATATCTTGACATATAGCAGGAGCTCCAAACGCACAACCTTCAATAAACTTCAGATCACTCTTGGCTCTATTGAATACATTGTCAACTAATGGTGCAACCATCACATTAGCACGGACCTTCTTAACTAGTCTAGGATAATCATACAAGTTAACCCAAGGATGGTACTCAATCTTTCCAGCCTTGACCAAATCTCTCAATTTCATTGGAAATGCACCGATAAATATCCATTGATACTTGTTTACTGATTTTTTTACAGCTTCAACTACATGTCCGAAGTCATCCTGCTGGTTTACTAAATTGTCTACATCAAAATGTGCACCACTGCCAGCGTATAACACTCTAGGTTTCTTTTTTCTCTTGCTAAAATTCTGTTCAACAGACAATTCATCATATTGATCTAACCAATAACGTGGAGGATAGTTAGGTATGACAGTTATGTTCTTATTACCGGTTTTGTCCATGTAATAATTCTTCATATACTCACAAGTCACTGTCATCTCGTCACTCATCTGCATCATCTCAGTTGTTGCTTGTCTTATAGCATCATCTGCAAAAGCTCCTCTGAATTTATTATACTCAGGTATGTCATCATGAAAGACAATATCATCAATCTCATACGCCACCTTGAATCCTAACTTTTCACCCAATCCTTTCAGATATTTAACGAATTTAAGCTGATGGGGTGTTGCTTGTCGCTGTATACGAACTGTTTTGACGTTTGTATAGTACTTCTCATCACTAACCATCACAGTACTACCGTGAATGATTGCTTTTTGGTATGCATTTAATGTATGCTCCGGCCAGATCATACGCCAGAAACCACAACCACTAAAATCTGCATAGTAATTCAACCCACGCACCATATCTACCTCACGAGGTTTACTGTTTGGTGTAATTTTATTTGCGACTGGTTTCTTCGCGGTGTGTTTGAGAGTAGTTGGTAGTGACTGACTTGGGTTTGGGCGTGATCCAATCACTGAGCCCATTATTGATCCTTGTATTAAGTTTTGCATTTTACTATATTATTATTTAAGGTCGGTTTCTGGAGTGGCCACTCGTGTTGTCACACCGTTTTGCTTCTCTAAGAAG